CATGTGTAAATCCGCGGATTTACACATGTGGACTATGTAATTGGTGGAAATCTAAGGGGCCGAGTTACATAGTTTACTGTAAAATATCTTTTACATTTTCCACAGGGCGGCCCTCGGACGTAAACTTGGACGTAATCTGTATATTAGTCTTTGGTATAGACTTGTGTCACCATCGACGGGGATGTGCCCATGGCTGTGGCCGTCTCTTGTAGTTCACTCTTTTTGCCACCAAATTGTTCTGTGAGATAGATGTTACGCAACATCGAGACACTAATCTTCTTACCAAAGACTTTGTTCAGGATACGGGTCAGTCCATTCTCACCTAACTGAGACAAAGTCTTTGTATGCAGCAGAAAGAAAGGTTCAAACTTCTTCTTGAGTTTATAATGGGCTTGGATGAGTTCCATGATGGGTTCAGGAATATCCATCTCTTGACTACCATAGGTTCCTTGGGTCTTATAGTTGTTAAAGATAAATTTCTTGTTCTTGATATCACAGTAGTTAAATTCCTTGTCCATTGTCTCAGTATACTCAGGAACCACTTTCATGAGTGTGAAGTCTTTGTTCCTACGGGGAGGTTGCAGCACATACATTGCCGTCGCCAGTTGTTCCATAGACTTTGGTTCGAGAGCATGATAGCATTTCATGACCTCTTCCCAACTCATCCAATTCTCTTCTTGCTTGGCGGTCTTCTCGCCTGAATGCTCCCTAAACTTTTTATTCGACGCATTCATCTTGTCAACATAAAAGTCTTTTGTCTTCTTTGGAACCTTCTTATCTCTTAGGTAAGCCACAACGGTAATGTAATAGGTCTTCTTGGTATTGGGGCTATAGCCCGCTAGTTTAGCCTCTATCTCTTCTGTCTTTTTTAGAAAGGCTGGGCTCGTAGGCATTTTCCCACCATTCAAACGACGAATATTTCCCTCGTATGTTTCAAGGGTCGCTTTGGTAAGTCCTTCTCCGAATAGTGACATTTAATATAGAAACATATTTTGTCTCTATATTAATTTACGTTTACATATTTTACAAGGGCGGAGCCCAAGCGGTCCAGACGGACAAGACCGTCTACAAGGCTATTCCTTTTTGAGACAAGTAGTCTTTGACAATCTGGTCATTCTTCTTTGTATCTACCTTGAACAGATTGAGAAAATCGTCAAAGGCCTCATACTTGTCTCGGCGTTTCGTTTCCATGAGGTAGCAATCGCACATGATACAGTAGTAGCCACACATGGTCGAATTGATGTCTTGGATGGGTCGGCTTGATACTCCTATCTTTTTTCCAATGTATCGTTTAACTTCTCTCGGCGGGGCAAAACCAAAGGGGTCAAAATAGATGACTTCCTTATTGGGGAAGACCTTGAGTAAGACCCAGTGGGTTCCGCCGCCGTCCATTGAGGACTGCAAGTTGATAATGATACTTCCTATTTTGACACGCCCTTGTAGTTGGTCTTTTGAAACCACCCCTAGTAAGGGCAAGTCTAGTTGTCCCGCCATCCGTTCCAGTTGTAGACTATCCGTTGTGTAATCCATCTAGTATATGTCTCGATTTCATGGGTGGAACCCAAGCGGTCCAGACGGACAAGACCGTCTAATGTGGGGCATACATTCCAAAAGGATTACGAGTAGGAATAAAGGGGTTCATGGCTGGGCTATTCGTGTTCTGGTAAGGCGAGCCCGTCTGGATAACTTCCGTTTCCACACCATCTGGGGTGTTCATTCCGCCGCCTGCAAAAAGGCCCATACCTCCTTTGGGAATACGACTGAACGCTCCCATTGGAGGCATCTGCCCGATATAGCCACCTTTCTTCTTTGGCACTTTACCCATCGCCAACCCTGCCATAAATTTCGTATTGTCTAATACATCTCCACCCATCTTACCGCCAAGTTTTTTAATCCCCGCTTCCGCAAGTTTTTCAATCAGGATTGGGGCGGCAATACGGGCCGCGGTCATCAGCATAGGCACGATAAACCCGCCCTTTTTGACCCCTTTCAAGTTGTGTGCTCCCACACGCATTCCCTTGCCCTTCGCAAAAGCACGGGCAAGTTTCTTTTCCATGGCGGGGGTCATTTCCATTTCGTAGTCGCCGCCCATCATCGACTGTTTGAGTTGAACACCCTTGCCCGCCATCAAAGAACGAGCCTGTGCTGGTGACAACGTGTAGCCTGAACCACGCGTCGCATACAGACCCGTGCCAGTCTTCTTCGTCAGTGCAGACTTGGCCGCAGAAATGGCGTAGTCCTTCGCAATAGGAATGAGTTCACGTCCTACGTCCTTTGCAGCAGATAGTCCAAACTCTTTTAGGTCATCGAGGAACCCTTCGCCTTTCTTTCTACGGGGCATTATAGAATGAGACGAGATTTTATGTGAAAACTTTTTTAGAAAAAGTTAACAAAAAGGGGTGGAACCCAAGAGGCTTACACGGCCGATACCGTGTGTCTATTCGATGCGGACACCACTGCGGACATCGATGGTGATGCTGCGGGTGAATGACGCGAAAATCATCAGGTTAATCGCAACAGGCGACTGGTTCGTTCCACTAATCTGGATAGACCGAGACACACCCGCTTCCTGGGGCAGACCACGGGAGCAGTCCGCATAGTAGTAGCGGTAGAGGTCAGACCACTCTGCCTCGCCGATGAGGCCCGACGCATAGCCCGTGGTAAGGCTTCCGTTGAGTTGGTTACTGGAAACGAACTGGTGAAGGAACTCCTGGTAATCATACTGGATGTTATCATTGAAGAGGTTCTTGCCCGAAATCTGGATATTCAGGTTAGTCAGGGCAACGGGGTCAGGGGTTCCGCCCGAGGAAGCGAAAGGCGAGAGAAGAGAACTCACAGGGACCGAAACATACTCGGCCGTTGCAGTGGCCACACCGTTCGAGGCCGCAGGAAGGAAACTCATGATGACAATACTTTTCAGGTTAGGAAGACCGTTCGACACAAGGAAGTTGAATGAGCCAGAACCCGTGTTGTTAAACTGGTATTGGAACAAATCCTCATACACAATCTTCTTCGTAGGAGACATGGACAGATAAGATGCCTCGGCCTGAGGGGACATCGTGTAGGCTGGGGCATAGAGGCGGACACTTTTCAGAGGGGCCGAATACTGGGTCAGTGCACTGAACTGAGTTTGCACCACGGACAGGGCCACCGTCAGGGGCACTGTCGCTCCTGGGGCAGCCGCCTTGACTGGGGCGATAGAGTTCATGCCCTGACCAAAGTCGGCAGACGACACCATGATAGGACAGGTCTGACCACCGCCGAGGATAGTAGGAACCGCGGTCAGTTGAAGGGATGGAAAGGCCGACACCGTTCCAGTTGCCAGAACCTGCGGTGCAGTGACCGAGAGAGGGACCGAACACTGGTTGGTATTGATGTAAAGTCGCATCGTGGCACCTTTCATGAGGGGCATCTTGTCAAAGAAGTCACAGACATCCTTGAGGCGAATGACCGCAAGGAAGATAATGGCACGGCTGGTCGTGTTGGTGGTGCTAATGTAGTTCTTGAAGATGTTAGTAAAGCCTCCCCGACCGCCCGTAAGAAGGTTCGTTTTATTAGCCAGGGAAATAGCGGTGGTCGTCGTGCTTGCAGCAATCGTTGGATTAGACGCGGTGCCCGCTCCTCCACCGTTAGCCACGCCGACAACCAAGTCAAAGTTCAACCATTTCATACGCTGGAGAAGACCCACGTTGGCACATCCCTGAATACTGTCTGAAAGACCCGATACTTCCGTTGCGAGCACCACCTGAGTAGACAAGACAGCAGCAGCCAAGGCGGCCAAGTCCGAAGGAGCAGCAGGAACGACTGGAGGGTATTCTACATCCGAGAGAATACCTGATGGGGCAAAGGTCATGGCCAAGCGGTTGTTGCAGAAGCCTTGTCCCGAACCCTGACGAGCATTCGCGTTACTTGCAGCCGAAACCGCGTTGTTATAGAGCCAACTGTCCGCCGTGTCTGGGCAGAAACCCGTCGCCTTGCCCCAGCACTTGAGGTCGCCCTCGGACCACGAGGTCAGGTTCTTGAATGAGGAAAACACGTTAAGGAAAGGGGTCTGCTGCACCACGGAGCCGTTATTAAACTCGACCGACATCGAGTGAATGAGCTGCCAGTAACCGCTTTTCATCGCCATACCGAAGTCAAACTTGGATGTAGCATTAAGGGCTGTGGCTGAGGTTGTCTCAGCCTGAAGAATGAGGGGAACGGCGAGGTAACTCTCCGACCACCCGATGTAGGAACCCGAGTTGGACAGTGTGGTTGTGTCAATGACGATTTGGCCAGAATAGTTCGCATTGTTGCTATCTCC